TAATACTCTTACTACAGTAGCATTACCAACAGTAGTAGCGTTACCACTACCTGCTGCCAAAGCTGCTTTTTCGCCTAGAGGTAATATTCTAGTCATTGGTTTCTTCTTCAGGTTGAGTTTCTACTTCAGTTTCCACCTCAGCTTCTGCTTCTGCTTCTGCACCAAAAAGATTTCCTGATGCTACAGGTCTTAGTTCATCTATCTTCCCTGCTGATTTAGCATAGAGGATATCTTTAATCTGATCACTAACATCTGCAGCAGACGCATCCGTCGCAATCATATTGACGAGTTCTTCCATCATGGTATAATATACTGATAAAGTTATTTATATCTCTCCTTCATTGTCCCTAGGCATTTTCTGTGGTTGAGGCTCTGCTGGCAGTCCTTCTTGCGCCATTGGATCTTCCATCCCTGCCATTGGATCACCAAAAGCACCCTGTTCCATTTCTAACATCTGTTGATTTGGATCAGGCAAAACACCACTAGCAATCTCTTTCTCAATCTGCTCATCAATCTCTACAATCTCTGCATCCTTTTGCCTTAATACATTTCTTCTAATATATTCTGTAGAATAATATCTACCAGCATAAGGTTCTACCATACCAAGAAGACCTAGACGACCTTCCATCAGTTCCTTATCTTTCAGTTCTGCAAAGTGATTGTCGTAGATAAAGTCAAACTGGATATGCTCAGACATTATCTCCCAGTCTTCTGGAGTGATAATATTCTTCAGAAGCAACTGCGTTCTCAACATGTCTAAGAAGATCTTACCAAATCGTTTACGCAATCTTCCAACAAACTTACTAAACTTAAGTTCGTCTCTTAGAATCTCTGAACTACGGCCAAGATTAAATCCATCCCCAGATCCAGCGATTCTAGATTCAGGTACTCCCAAAGATCTGTACAACTTAGATTGGAAATACTCAATGTCAGCCAACTCCCCAAGGTTTTGTCCACCTGGAAGTGTTGTAATTTCTGTTCCTCTTCCACCCTCTCTTCTTGGTAACCAGAAGTCTTCAAGCATGGACATGTATTTTTTGTCATCTCTAACTTCTCCTGTTCCTGAATCATATACTAATTTGTTTCTGTAACGAGACATTACATCTCTAAGGTATTGCTCTGCTTTAATCTTAGGAAGATTACCTACATCAATATAGAATATTCTTCTTTCTGGAGCACGAGACATACGGTAAATAACAAGACTGTCTTCAATCATTCTTAGTTGATTGAGTGACTTAATTGCTTTCTGGAGATATGATAAACCTGTACCTTTATTCCTATCAACAAGACCAGAAGTACAATATGTAATAGAATCTTTTGCAAGTTTAACCCCTGACATAGCAGTACCTGCACCACCCATTGCCATGTTAGTTGGATAGCGTGGTTCGGGGGTATAAATGAAGTACTCTTCTATCTTAGGGAAGTATACCTTCTCAGACTCATGGACATTTGATGTATTAAAAACACCACCATCTGTTCCATCTCTCTTCTTCTGTTCCTTACGGACATAACGCATTTTCATTGCGTCAATATATCTCAGTTCCTGTATACCATCCTGAGGTTTTTTGACATCAATTACTTTGTTATAATAAATTCGGCCATCAACATACCAATTCCTAAAAATCTCATGAGCTTTAGAATCAAAATCCAATAGATCTTTAATATGTTTAAACTCTTCTCTAATTCTGTCCTTAATACCATCAGAGGCATTAAGATTGTTTAAATCTATTTCTACAGGTGAATCATTAGTGTCTGAAACAATTGCTTCATTAACAATATCTTCTACTGCATTATCCACCTCAGGGTGGAGTGCCATCTCTCTATATTTCCGAATGGCTTGATGCTCATTTTTATAGATCCCTTCGAGATCAATTACCTGACTACTAAAACCAGACTGTATATAATAATCAACCCCATCCTCACCTGTTTGTGGAATGGGGGATACTACACCCTTAGGTAAATCGTCTTTATCTTCAATTGAAAATCCAAAAAGCCGTGCCATTATTATAGAAGAATACCTTGATACCCTTCTATTTAGTTAGCTAACATCACCGCCATTTCCAGCAGCTTCCCACCACTGAACTTGTAAAGTAACCGTAAACTCTTCAACAGCATCAGATGAATCGTAAGAAAGATCTATCTGTGATACATTAGTTGGGAATATACTATAGAACTTATAAGTTCTAAGCACAGGCATATTTTGTTCTGAAGATTGTGATGCAGAATCAACACCAGATCTTCCGAGCTGGTATACATACGCATCTTTAGTATAATCTTCTGGATTTATATTACCAGCGTTATCAGATACCTTAGACATGGAGTTCATCCATCTCTCAAAGGAACCTCTGATAGCAAAGTCAGTATCGTTGATTACAGTGATTGTCCATTCGTCGAATGTCCTGTCTCCTGCAATTTTAAGCTGGCGACCTCTGAAAGGTACGCTGATTGGAGCGATGTTAGATGCAGGAAGTGCAGCAGCCTTGACAAGGAATCTTGTCTTAGGATCTATGTCACTTACTGACGCATCTACTGTACCATCTGGAAATGCAAGAACCACCTCAAACAGATTAGGTCTTGCAATACCACCCGTCAACCTCGACTTAAACTTGTCGATAGTCCTTTCCGAGGTCTTCGGTGGGTTTGCGGAATTAATTGCCATTAGTCTTTTACCTAAAGTGTGTTAATGAATTAGACCTTACCAATAACCTCGTCGAAGGAAACACCTGTGCGTGTAGCAACAAAGGTTAGTCCGATGAAGTTAATAGATCTTGCTGGTTTGATGTAAATGTCAGCAACAAACTCATTGCTGTCAATGATAGCAGGGGTGTTGTTGGTCTCATCGCATATAACGACGAAATCTTGAATACCACGCTTAGACTGTACATCACGAAGGAATGGTTCAACGATATTGATAAAGTTGATCCTTGTAATCTCATCGTTGAATTCAAATAGGATGTCTTTGGCAGCAGCAGCGATTGCCTTCTCAAGGAAGATAAACAATCTACGAACATTGATTCTGTCAAAGGCAGAAGACCTACCTAATGCAGTCTTGTCACCGAAGAGAATAATACCTGCTCCAGGTGAAGTAACGATTGGGTTAATTCTATTGGAGTATAACTTGTCTCTATGGACTTGGTTTGGTGTGTATGCTAGTTTAACAGCATTCAGGATAGCACCTCTTGCAGTTCCGCCTGGTGAGAACCAAGGGAAGTTATTGATGTCATTTCTAGCACATGTGCCAGCAATGTCACCATTCATAGGAACATATCTGAACTGTTGATTAAACCTGTCATACATGTACTTATAACCACTATCTAATATGGCATAAGAACTTGATGTAATAGGTGAATAGTAATTGATAATGTTATCAGTTACTGTATCAGCTTTTAATGTTAACATTTCAGAATCACCAGATCCAGTCTTAGTTAAGAACTGTTCTCTTGCTGGTGATATGAATGCAATAGCATCCTTTCTGAATTCAGCAATCTCAATCAGTTTATTTGAAAGTGCTTGTACTTCATAACTTGTTCTTGCAGCAGAACCTAATAGTAGGAAGTCGCAATCAGTTTCTTCTGGGTTACGGAATAGATCGTATGCTTCTTGAATAGCACCGATATCTAGATCTAATGCCCCTAACTCATCGATAGAAGTCTTACCGTTATAATCCTTACCATTAGCAAGTGATACGACATAGTTACCAATAGAACTAAAGGTAATGTTCTCAGTATCTTGATCCCATCCACCATCTCCAAAGGTGTCCCAACCATCACCAGAGAAACCAGTGGTTACTATACCTGCAGGAGCACCGCCACCAAAGAGAGTAGCAGAACCTGTTTCAAGTACCTTTCTCCAGTAAGCAGATGAACCAGCAGAATATTGTGAATCTTTTGCTTTAGATAAGTTACTGAATTTTTCTAATACAGAACCTGCATTACCAGTAATCTTACCAGTGTCATCATAAACAACTACATGGAATTCATCAAACCTTGCATTTCTTTCAACTGCATAGGATGATGTTCCTGGTCTGTCAACAATTGAGTTCCACTTAATCTGAGGACCAGGTTTGTCTGGGTTAGTACCTAGAGTAATAGATTGAGCATCGAACCAATCACTAGAATTAGTATAAGTAACAATTCCAGAATATGTACCAGCAGCAAGTCCTCTCCAACTACCATAGGTTCTTGACTCACCAGTGTGAATACCAAGTGCTTGGTTTACACCAGCAGGATCAACAAACTTGTAGTTTCCTCCTTGCTGATAATCAACTGGAGTTTCTGTTCCAGCAGCAGATACATGAGAGATTAACTTAACAGTAATCTGTGAATTACCAACTTGAGTTATTTGTCCTTTAAATATACCATCCAACAATTCAGTTGTACCAGCACCAACTCCTTGTCTAGGAACAACAGTACCAGCAGGTACTCCTTGAGTTATGCCGTATCCAACCTTAAGGTTAATAGGATCTATTGGAACAGTAGTTGAACCATATCCTAATACATTAGTAGTTTGGATTCCTGTAAATATTTGATCTCCTAGAGAATCTAATACTGCAACCTTAATACCATTTGACCAAGTACCTGGGTTTTTAGCAGCAAAAGTAACACCAGCAATAGTGTTTTCTCCGTAAGATAAGTTAGTATAGTCGTCAGTACTTTTTATTTTGACGCTATTTGCAGTCCCTACGAAACCATTTTTAAGTTCTTCGTCATCTGCTCTAACAATACTCATCACACCACCATAGGCGAGATAAGATGAAGCAGTTAACCAATACTCGTAATGATTATCTTTAGGGTAAGGTTGTCCATAGGTGTCCAGAAGGTCTGCCTCTGTCTCTATGAGTTGAGGGCTCTCTACTGGTCCTTTCGCAAATGGAGCAGCTAAGCAACCAGTTTTTGTTGATGTTGCATCAACTCTACCGTTGGTTAGGTCAACTTCCCTTACTACAATACCAGGAGATGCTAGATTGAGTGGCATCTTTTCGTTCCTCTATAGAATCCAATTTGTCTATGATTATTTATTATTTACTGCTCTTCAAACGGGGAAACAGCACATGAACTACCAGTCTGGATAACACCAACTTCCATTATCCTTTTTTCTACCTGCTTTAATTCTCTTTATAGTACACATCCTACACTCATAAGAATATGAAGATGGGAGGTGTGTACTATTCTTATGTGTTATATAAAATTCTCCAATTAAATTTTTGACACTACCACAGACTCTACATCGTCTTTCACTCAGTAGTAATTCTCCGTGATCAAATTGTTGGTCTAAGTTGAATTCCATTTCTTTAAGATCCAACTACTAGAATTTTGTTTATGTGAACCACCAACCCCGAATGCAAACTGTACCCTAGGGTCTTTATCAAACTCATCAATCTCAGGTATATTGTCCTGTGTTCTATCTCCACCATTAGCAAATAATACATCATCAAATAATACCAATGCTTTCTTGATGAGATCTATAGAACTATTATTATCATCATTAAATGCTACAGCACTATCAACCATTCTCAATTCTCGAATTACTGACATCCTTTCTTTTATAGGCATAAATGGTTTACCCTTCTTTCTAGTTAGCCATTCATCAGAGTTCAATCCCACTATAAGGATATCTCCTAACTTCTTTGCTTCTTTGAAGTGTTCAATGTGTCCACTGTGGATAGGGTCAAATCCACCACTAACAATAACAACTCTCATAATACTCCAAGGTATGCCTTAACTGGATTTATATAGACACCATCTTTCCAATTATTAAAACTTTCTTCTTGCCAAAATCCATATTCAGTTAGTGACCCATCAACAATAGATTTGAATTTATTATCAGGATTGAATGGAAGACTCTTAGCATATTTCCAAAAAGGTGTGTCATACTTTGAACCAAACTGATAATGCCACAGTATGAATGTTTCAAGTTCTTTAACGATTCTCCTCATTATATTATTCGCTGATACTTTATCTTCATTGAATGCTTGTTCACATAAATGTGTACAGAGATTAATAGATGTTGACTCCATTGGTTCTAAGAACCCATACATATTTCCTTGCAGTATTGTTCTTTCACCAACAAACATATTTTTAGCAACATAATTTTCAAAGGACACTGGTAGACTATCCTGATATATTCCAAACCTATTCATAAAATCTTCTCTTGCTACTTGTGTTGCTGTTATTGTATCATTATACAAATAACCATAGGAGACACTATCTACATTAGGAATGATAAATGTCCACCCATTAGGTGTAGCAACAGTTCTTGTATATGTCAGATTTGGATCTCTTCCTTCTTTATGTGCTAAGAGAACTGAATTTAATGGATTGATCAATGCATCATAATTACTACTATCCCTATTATGTCTACCCCTACAATCAAATATCATATCAGAATCTATTTCTTCTTCTGGATTATCAATAGTCTTTTCTATAATATTAAACAATCCAGATTCTAATACTGTTTTAGATAATTTTTGAGGAACAAAATGTGCTGCTACTTCATGTAGAGCAAATGGGTGAAAAATTTTATCCTGCTTCTTACCCCATCCCTCATATAATATACCAGTCTTAATAGTTGCTTCAAGAGGATTATCATACCAATTACATCCCAATGATTCATGTATCAATTCTAAAATTGGGTTAACAGTTCCTTGACCAACCTTTTCTATTGGGTGATCATTAGGACTGTGGTATATTACTATCTCCTTATCTTCTAATATTTCATTATGAATATAAAGTGCAGTTATACTACCAGCATTACCTGCACCCACAATAGCAATTCGCTTCACTTATACTCCCACATGAATGACCTATCCCCATACTCATCAACCTTTGCCCATCTGTCACCTTCTTCATCTACAAATTCGGCTTCGTCATCCACACCATCTAGTATAAAACCAAATGGAGCCATGTCTTGTTCGATTTGATTCTTTTGTTCTTCATAGATACGCTTCCGCACATCTGTGTCTGTCATTTCCTTGAAGTAGTCCTGTGCTACTAACCACGCAAATATAACAAGACACATTGCAAGGTCATCATGACAACCATCTTCTGCCTCCCATGATTGTTTCTTCTGCACAAAGGTTGTTAGTTCTGCGATAATATCATAATCATGTGTTTCTATTTTATCATCTTCCATTAAAGTTTTCAAGTTAGAACAACCCAA